AGACCATGCAGAATGCGGCAAATGACCTGAAAATCAGCGTGGGTGACAGCCTGACCCCTGCTATGGGACTGGCAGCTGATGCGGCTACAGGTCTTATGGAAGGCTTATCGGGCTTTGCACGGGAAAACCAGGCACTTACCGCAGGCATTATGGGAACCGTGGGAACACTGGGGACTGCCGTAGGCGGATTTACCACCTTAGCACCTGCAATTACAGCTGTGTCCTCGGCTTATCAGGCGTTTGACAAAGCGTTGTCCCTTAGCAAGATAGGGCTTGTAGTGGGCGGTATATCCCTGGCTGTGGGAGCGATCTCAGGGCTTGTGACTGCTTTTTCCGGTGCAAAGGATGAGGTAGAGGACTATAACGGAACGCTGGAGCAGTGCAGGCGAGAAATGGAAAATACATACCTGGCGCACGAAAAGGCAGTAGAAATGTATGGTGCTGAAAGCTCGGCGGCAAGGGAACTTGAAGGACAGCTGGCTACTCTTAATGCACAGTATGAGAAGGGTGGCGGCAGGCTTGCTGAGTATGCTCAGCGAGCAGAAGAAAATGCTGAAAATCTCAAAAAGTACAAATCGGAATTTGATGATAATATGAAAGGTATCGCTTCCGATTCTTCCGCTGATCTTGCTATGGTGGCACAGCTTCAGGCACTTTCGGACAAGGCAGAAAAGACAAACTCCGATCTGGAGTATATGGGCAGTCTTGCAGAAAAGCTCAATGACAAATACACCTGCGATATAGTAGTGAACTACGAAACAGGTACCTTAGAAAAATTCGACCCTGCCGCTCTGGCACAGGCGCAGGCTGAAGAAGCAGCACGCAGCGGCAGACTACAAGCAGAAGAGCACTTGAAAGAAGGTGCGGCAGAATATCAGAAAATATACAGGGAAAAACAAAGCTATCGCACGACCCCCAGAACCATCCATTACAGTGACGAAGAAAAGCAGGGCATCAAATGGCGGTTCACAGGAGAAAGCTACATATCAGGTGAACTGGAAGCCGCAAGGGAAGCACAGGACAAGCTTAGCGGGTATCGGAAACAGTTCACCGAAGACTACATGGCAATGGGCTACAGTGAAGAGCAGGCGGCAGCTATGGCAGCCGATTATGCAGATCAGCTGGAGAAGCTTGTGTACTCATCCGGTGCTGCCACAGATAAGATCAGGGAAAGTGCCTCAGAGCTGAGTGATGGTGTATCCGGTTCCACTGAAAGGATCACAAAAGCATTAAGCGATGCACAGGCTGCTTACGATGAAATGTACAAGTCTGCGAAGGAAAGCTTTGAAAAACAGTTCAGCCTTTTTGATAAGGCAGCCGCAGACATGGAAATGACCGTGGAAAAATTCGCAGAGGCACAGCAAACACAGCTTGAGTACTGGACAGACTATGCAGATAACGTGGATTATTTATCCGATTTTTCCGCAGAACAGCTGGGAATGACGCAGGAAGCTTATGGAAGATTCAAAGAATTTATCGGAAGCGGTACACAGGAAGCGGCAGGCTTTGCAGCCAATCTCACGATCAAGATCAGGGAGAGCGGTGTTGAATCCGTACAGGAAATGGGAAATACCATGTCGCAGGTGTATGAAAAGCAGGCAGAGGCAAGTGATAAGGTGGCAGAATGGGGCTCAGGGCTGAATGATGCCAACAAGCAGGCTATGGGGCAGCTGCTGGACACTATCAATAATACGGCAAGTGAGGCATTTGCAGCAGGTAAGGGTGTATCTGACAGCCTTGCAGCAGGTATAACCGCAGGCATGAACAGTGCTATATCGGCAGCTCAGACAGTGGCAAACAACATACAGTCCATACTTAGTAATATCAGCATCTCTGTGCCAAATGTATCTATCAACTCTGCTTCCGATGCGAGAATGTATCTCAGTGGTGCATACGCAACAGGTACGCTTTCGGCTGCTCCCGGTCTGGCACTGGTAGGCGAGAACGGACCCGAGCTTGTGAGCTTCGGCGGCGGTGAGGTGGTGTATACTGCCGATGAAACAAAGCGAATGATGCAGGGTATGACAGATGTGTATATACCGCAGAATATAAGTGAAGCTATGAGCATGAAGGAGCCGGAATGGAACAGCTCATGGAAGGACAGCAAGGGCGGCTCACAGGACAGGACGATAAACATCAACATAGGCGGCGACACTATCAGAGTACAGGGAAATATCTCCCATGATGATGTGTGCCGTATACTGGCAGACAGGATAAAGCCTGTGCTTGTGGATGCCCTCAGTACAGAGATATTTGAGGAGGGAGAGGGAAGCTATGAGTATTAGTGCATAAATGCACTGATACTCAATTCGTAATGCGTAATTTAGGTATCGCCTGCGGCGATGAATTTGAAATAATAACGATGTTACTAATGTAGGGGCTGGCGCCCTCGACGTCCCGCAAATCGACCATAATGTATGCGGACAACACGGGACGTCGAAGGCGCCGTCCCCTACAATAGGTTGGTTCATAAATGTATACGTAATTGCGAATTAAAATAAAATCATTCCGATGATGCAGTGCTTCTAAAAATGCTATCGCATTTGCGGGACGTCGAGGACGCCGTCCCCTACAAAGCAAAGCGTATCCTCAAAAGGGTGGTGAAACACAATGAATGAAAAATATCAAATATGGATAGAGGCGGACGGGGAAAGGCTTCTCCTTCCCGTAAATCCTGAGAAAATAGAAATGAAATTACAGGGCAGCAACAAAAGCATGACCCTTGCTGAGCTGGGGGAAGCGGTGATACCTCAAAGTCCCAGGGCTCTTACATTGTCCTTTTCCTCCTTCTTCCCCTGCAAGAGCTACTCCTTCAGCGATTACGGTATGTCAAGAGAATACGATCTGTCGGATATAAGGGACTACAATGGTGACGGTGTGGTGAATGCACGTGATCTGGCAGCTGCCGCCAGGGAAGGAAAAGGACTGCATAATGCCATAGTAGTACAGCCCCACTATTACATAAGCTTTTTATCGGATATAATGAAGCAAAAACAGCCTGTGAGAGTATATATCACAGGCTGTGACTTTATCAGGTTCATGACCATAGAAGGCTTTTCCTACTCCCAGAACGGGGGAGATGTGGGCAGTTATGACTATACGCTGTCCTTCAAGGAATACAGAGAGATCGCAGTACGGCAGGTGCAGGTAAAAAACGGTGTATTACAGCTGCCGAAAAAGACGGAAAAAAGAGTGAGCACCATAACAAGACCCAAGACCTATACGGTGCAGAAGGGGGATCTGATATACACCATAGCGAAAAAGTATTATGGTGATATCGCAGATTACAGGAAGATATATAACGCAAACAAAAAGCTGATAGGCAGCAATCCCAACAGGATAAGGGCAGGGATGGTGCTGACGCTGCCTTGAATAATGCGTAGCGAACCCGTGACCAACTGCCGGGACGTCGAGGGTGCCGTCCCCTACAACAGGTTGACAGTGTCCGCAAATGTATTGCGTAATTGCGAATTACAAATTAAAAATTATAAATTAAAAAGAAGGGGTGGTTATTTTTATGTCATACACTAAGCAAACATGGCAGGATCATGTAACAAGCAGACCGCACACGTATACCGAAACGGTGAACAGTGACGGGACGAAAACGCTTGAAGCAGCAGGAGAGGTGCTACAGCAGGGGTCGCCCATGTCGGCGGAACGATTTAATCATATGGAGGACGGCATCGCGGGGGCACATTCAGCGGTGTCTGACCTTTCGGCAGCTATGGGCACGGCTCTCGGTGGCAAGCAGGACAAGGAGGAAGGGAAAGGCTTATCCTCCAACGACTTTACGGACAGCTACAAATCAAAGCTCGATAATGTTGACACCACTGTTACGGAGGATTCGGAGCATCTGGTAACATCGGGCGCAGTATTTGCAGCTTTGGCAGGGGCGAGCGGAGAGGATATAAACGCTCTCAAAAATATGGTATATCCGAAACTTGCAGTAAAAGGCGAGGCGAACACAAGCTTTACACTTACAAAGGATGCGAAAAGCATCGAGGGCATTGTGGGCGAGGGAGGCAGTACCGATATGCTTATCCCCGAACTGGGCACATGGACAGTATCATGGTCAGGCAATACCAAAACAGTGGATATAGTCGCTCCGATGACGTTCAATGAAGTGGAACTTGTAATACTGACACAGTGGCAGGTGATACAGAGAGCCGTGAGAAACGGTACAGCATCGTCTCTCTATCCCGTGGGCACTCAATTAGAAGTGACAAAGGGCGAGAGCACGCTGGTATTCGATGTCGTGGCGCACGACATAGCAACTCCTGCGGATACATCGAAAAGTCACAGCATGACGCTGGTACTTCATGACCTGCTGCCCGACTATATGATGTTCGACAACAAAGAACCAAACAATTCGGACAGCAACCGTCAGAATTACGGCAACAACAGATACTCGGTGAGCAACATCAGACAGTGGCTCAACAGTTCGGGTGCAGCAGGAAGTTGGTATACAGACCAGCACGCTGCCGATGCCGCTCCCGATTATGCAGCAACAACAGCAGGATTCATGTCGGATATAGACAGTGATTTCCTTGAAGTCATAGGCAAGACAAAGATAAGAACAGCAAAAAATACAGTTACCGACGGCGGCGGATATGAAGACCTGAGCGACGAGTATTTCTATCTCCTCTCGAAGACAGAGGTCGGTCTCGGAAACGAGAACAATATCGCAGAGGGTGTACAGTTCCCTTATTTCAGCGACAATGACAAGAGAAAAAAAGCGAAGACGGGTGACTCAAATTATTACTGGTGGCTCCGCACTCCCAACTCGGGCTACTCTTATAGTGTCCGTCGTGTGGACACATCGGGTACGTTGTACTACGACAATGCGTGCTACAGCAATGGCGTGGCTCCGGCTTGTAACATCATCTAAAATCAATGATCTGCCCCGACAGGGGCATAAAACAGGAGGTCTATAATGGCAAATGAAAAATATTTAGGTACCCGTATAGAGGATATCGAAAACCTCATACTCCCGAAACTCACTATTTTCGGATATCCGAACACGGAAATAGCACTGATACACGGTGAACGTGTCATCACAGTCATTCCCGACCAGAACGGTACTATAACAGTGAAGATGCCTGAGCTTGGCACATGGGCAATATCATCAACTTATCAGGGCAGTACCGTGGTGAAATCGGTCAACTGTGCGGCGCTGAGCACTTCCTATGCTGTGATACTCAACAGCTCATGGGCAAACATTCAGGCGATAGTCAGAGCGGGCAGTGCGGCGGCTGCATTCTCTGTGGGAGACCAGCTTACGGTAAAATACAACGGCAATGATACATTGTGGGACATTGTAGCTATTGATGTTGCCACGCCTGCGGACGCATCAAAAACTCATAGTGTGACGCTGATGCCCCGTGATTGTTTAGAATCGTTGATGTTCGATAACGCAGAGCCGAGCAACTCAGACTCTAACAGAAGGAGTTACGGCAATAACAGGTATTTGTATTCAAATATCAGGCAGTGGCTCAACAGCTCTGCGGCAGCTGGCAGCTGGTATACAAATCAGCACAGTGCAGATGCTGCACCTGATTATGCAAATACAAAACCGGGATTTATGAGCTACTTTGACAGCGACTTCTTAGCTGTTATCGGCAAAACAAAAATAAAAACCGTTAAGAACACGGTAACAGATGGCGGCGGCTATGAAGAAATGGCTGACGATTATTTCTATCTGCCTTCAACAACCGAGGTCGGACTTGCGAATGAAAATAACATTGCAGAGGGCACGCTGTTCCCTTACTTTGACAGCAATGAAAAAAGAGTCAAGAACTATAATGGGTCAGCGGTATATTGGTGGCTCCGCACTCCCTACTCGGGCAACTCTTATGTTGTCCGTTCTGTGCGCACATCGGGTGCGTTGTACGACGTCCTTGCGTACAACAGCGGTGGCGTGGCTCCGGCTTGCAACATAATCTAAAATCTTAAAATCTGCCCCGGCAGGGGCAGAACAAATCTATAAATCGAAAGGAATCATAATCATGAGCGTTCCTGCATCAAAACGAGGGGAAAGCAAAATGGAAGTTGTAACTGCGGCTTATACCCTTGCAGTACATACAATAAAGATATGCTCTAACGAGAAGAATTTCCCAAAGCGGTATCGTTGGTGCATAACAAACAAGATAGTCGATACAGCAACGGAAATAGTCAAGCTCGTGAATATAGCAAATTCTATTTACGTCACCGATAAAAGCACATATGATGCAAGAAAAGTATATCAAGTCAAGGCTCTTGCGGAAACATATTCCCTTACCGCACTTATGCAGATAGGATATGAACTTTTCGGGATAGACAGTAAAAAGATCGACTATTGGGCAGGGCTTGTTATTAAGGAAAGAAACCTTATCCGTTCTTGGAAAAAGGCGGACAGTGAAAGATACTGCAAGACGGTTTGACCGTCTTGCAGGGGTAATGCTTGCCAAACGCGCTCCGCACTCCCAACTCGGGCAACTCTTATAATGTCCGTAATGTGAACACATCGGGTACGTTGAACAACAACAATGCGTACAACAGCAATGGCGTGGCTCCGGATCGTGAGAATTGTCAGCATAAAGTAAGCTCGGAAGAGCCGAAATCAGTACACTCACACAAGGAAGCATTATCCCGTCCCGTATGGGCGAACCGAACGCTTTAAGGCGTTTGGACAGTCTGCCGATGCTGTTGACTTCAATCAATGTATTAAGTCAGTACAGCTATACACGACAGACAGCCGAGTGACCTCGGCAGGACAGACGCGTTTGCTGCCTTTACAGAAACGCTTACTGAACGTTTCGCGAGGCAGTATAATGCGTACTGTTTTATTTTAAAAATTTTATGAGGAATCTAATGACAGTAAAAGAGAATGTATGCAGCTTTGACAATCTTTACAAGGCTATGAAAAGATGCAAACAAAATGTTATGTGGAAGGACAGCGTACAGGGCTATTATAAAAATGCCCTTGTAAATATCCATCAGCTCAGGCAGTCTTTACTGAACGGCAGCTACAGGATAGATAAATATACCAGCTTTAAGGTATTTGAGCCGAAAGAGCGAGATATACTTGCTACTCGTTTCAAAGACAGGATATTTCAGCAGTCGGGATGCAAAAATTATATCTATGACGCTATAACAAGGTCGTTTATTTACGACAACTGCGCCTGTCAGAAACAGCGAGGAACAGAACACGGAAGAAAAAGACTTGATGTGCATATGCACAGGTTCTACAGAAAACACAAGACACAGGGATATTTTCTGAAACTTGATATCAAGAACTATTTTGGCTCTACTTCTCACGCCGTGGCGAAAGCGGCGGTGGCTAAAAGAGTAAAGGACGAATGGGCTTGTCAAACGATATTTGATGTAATCGATAGCTATGACGGTGACAAAGGCGTGGGGCTTGGCTCGGAAATGATGCAGCTTATAGAGCTCGCCGTACTGGACGATACAGACCACTATATCAAGGAACAGCTGAAGATCAAGCATTATATCAGATACATGGACGATATGATCTTGATACATCACAGCAAAAGCTATCTGAAAAAGTGCCTTGAAAAGATAAAAGAACGGCTCTCCGCTCTGGGTCTTAGGGTGAATGCCAAGAAAACGCAGATATTCCCTGTAAAGCAGGGAGTGAAATTTTTAGGATTCAAGTATAAGCTGACGGACAGCGGAAAAGTGGTGATGACACTCCTAAAGCAAAAGAGGGACAGAGAAAAGCGAAGGCTGAAAAGGCTTGTGAAGCGAAGTCAAAGCGGTAAAATGACACGCTTGCAGGTAGACAGATGTTTTGAAGGTTTTATCGCCTATATCAGCAACAGCAAAAGGCACGTTAAAAGGTGCTGTTTCAAGCTGATAGCAAAAATGCATAAGTACTATAGGGAACTGTGGCAGACGGAAAGGAGTGTGAACCAATGGACTTGATAGAAACACTTGACAGGCTCACGAACACAGCAAAGGAGTTGCTTGACATCTGCCGTGAGCAGGCGGAGATCATAGAGATGCATGATCTTATTCCCGTTGATGATGCTTTACAGGCAAGAGGACGGCTTGAACAACTCGGAGGTGATCTGAATGGAATGGGGAACATTTGACATTTCGGCCATAAAAGGACTGCAAGCCAAAATAAACAAGATAGCAAGCTCTGACGTGCAGAAATTTATGATCGAGTGTGCTAAGGACTTAGCGGCACGGCTGCTCCGCTACGCCAAAATGCGTACACCTGTGGGCAGATACCCGAAGGGGTCGGGCAAGGTGGGTGGAACACTGCGGCGTGGGTGGTCACAGGTCAACAACGGCGTTGAGGTGGCATACTCGGGCGGTGTCTACACGGTGGAGATCATAAACCCTGTGGAGTATGCTTCCTATGTAGAGTACGGACACAGAACAAAGTCGGGCGGCTGGGTTCCCGGACGGTTCATGCTTAAAATCTCCGAAGATGAACTGAAAGGGGTAATACCGCAGATATTGGAAGATAAAATACTTAAATATTTAAACTTGTGAGGTGATATATTTTGTTTGAAAGCAAAACATTTGAAGCGCTCATGGAAGAAGTGCTCGCAGGTGCTCCCGAGGACATCGACACAAGACAGGGCAGTATCTTTTATGATGCGGTCTCACCTGTGGTCATGAAAATAGCGGAATTGTACACAGATTTAGATCTTGTATTCACTCTCACGCAGGTGGATACCACAGGGGGCGAATACCTTGATACAAAGGCAAGCGAGTATGGGATAACACGCCATGCGGCTACCCCTGCAAAATATTATGTGACATTTACGGGAACGTCTCCGGATGTGGGAGAGAGGTTCTTCACGAACGGCAGCTATTTTATTTTAGGCAAGACGGACAGCGATGTACTGTACCTCGAAGCGGAAACAGCAGGGTCGGCAATGAACAGCATTGACAGCGGAACAGCTGCGGTACCTGTGAACAATATCGCAGGTCTGACCTCAGCGACCTTCGGGGCTATAATGCAGTATGGAACGGACACCGAGGACGATGAAAGTTTAAGGCAGCGTGTGCGTGAGAAGATAGGAGGACCCGCCGAAAACGGAAACAAGCAGCACTACAAAACATGGTGTGAAAGCTATGACGGAGTAGGAAAAGCAAGGATATTTCCGCTGTGGAACGGGGCGAACACAGTCAAGGCGGTGCTTATCAATCCTTTGGGTCTGCCCTGCTCGCCTGAGCTTGTGGCGGCTGTACAAGCGTACATTGACCCTGCGGATAACGGTTATACTGCTACCGTGGACGGCGTCACATACGTTGTCGGAGACGGTCTGGGCGAGGGCGTGGCGAATTTAGGCGCACACTTCACGGCGGTGTCCGCATTGCCTGCTGTAATAAGCGTGAGTTTTACAGCGGAGCTTGCAAGCGGTTACACTTTGGCAGATGCTAAAACGGAATTTGAAACAGCAATGACAGCATATCTGAAAAATATGGTGCTTACCGCCGAAAGTCCCTCCGATGTAGTTGTGAGAGTGTCAAGCGTGGGCGCGCTTATAGCCGCTATGCAATCAGTGCTGGATTACAGCTCACTTACGCTGAACGGCGAAACGGAGAATATTGCACCCGGGGACAATTACGTTCCTGTATTGGGAGAGGTAACAGTTAATGCATAATGCGTAATAAATTAATGCGTAATTCGTAATGCGTAATGCGTAATTAAGGTGTCGGCAGAGCCGACAATATCTGAAAGCAAAGCAAACCCGTCCCCCTACAACAGGTTGACGGTGCTCATAAATGTATTGCGCATTACGCATTATTTAAAGCGCATTACAAATTACGAATTATAAATTATGAATTAAAAAGAATGGGGTGATTATATGCTATTTGACGATTACTACGATACCACGTATGAGGAGATAAAAAACTATTCTCCCGACTACTACACCGAGGTCAAGGAAATGCAGGCGGTGTACAAAGCCGAAGGTGATCTTATTGACGATGTGAAAAACGGCATTGAAAAGGTGTTCGGCAACTGCTTTATTGATACGGCAGATGAGGCGACTATAGCTAAAATGGAAGCGTTTCTCCATATACATATGCACGGAGAACGCTCCCTTGAGGACAGGAGAAGGCTTGTAAAATCCTATTATGTGGGGGCAGGTAAAATGTCAGCTTCTCTCCTGTCGGACATTATAGGGACCTACACGGGAGCAGAAAGCATATGCAGATTTGAGCCCTGCGACATTCAGGGGAATAATGCACTTTACATTGACAGTGAAAGAGGTACAGAAACAAGCTTTTATGCTTCTGATATCATGGAGCTGATAAGAGCGAAGCTTCCGGCTCATATACCCTTTGAACTCAGTGTGATGTACGAAAACGAGGTACAGGTAAGCAATGAGATAGTTTTCGGCTATCCCACGATTGCAGGCTGCGGTGAGCTTTTATGCGGTCAGGGGGTGAATGATCTATGACAATATGGAATGAGGCCTTTTTAAACAAGATACGCACCTACTGGAAAGGTATGATAGACAAAATACAGCTTCAGACAGGTGAAAGCACATGGACTGATCTGACTATAGTTGAAAAGACTATCGAAGGCAACGCTATAGCTGTATTCTGCCGTGTTCCTGATGTACAATTTACAGCGGTGAACATCAGAGTGATAGACAGTGACGGGGATGTGGCAGGGGTGACGCCGGAGAGTATAAGTAAGACGAGTGATGACACATTCTATTTAACGTTCAGATTTAATCTGGCTCAGATCGAGACATAAGAAAGCGAGGTATGATCTATGGATCAGATCGAAATTGAAATAATCCGAAAAGAGATCAGTCGGTGGATGAGCTCTAAACAACGGCGTTCCCAGTTGGATGGTGTGAGATATTATAATGGAAGACATGATATTCTCATGCGAAAACGTGAAGCTATAGGACAGGACGGTAAGCCTACAGAGATCACAAATCTGCCAAACAATAAAGTAGTTGATAATCAATTCAAGAAGCTGGTGGATCAGAAAGTTAACTATCTTCTGGGGAAGCCTTTTGTATTCGAGGGGGATGATAAGGAGTACATCAAGAAAATAAAAAGCGTTTTCGGAAAAAAAGTAAGACGGATGATGAAAAATGCCTGCCGTGAAACACTGCTGTGCGGTATATGCTGGCTTTTCCCGTACTACAGCAGCAGTACGGGGGAATTCTTATTCAAGCTTTTCCCCGGATGTGATGTGCTGCCGTTCTGGGAGGATGATGAGCACACGCACGTTAAACGAGCAGTGAGACTGTACAACGAAAAGATCTATGAGGGAACCGAACCGAAGATCATAGAAAAAGCTGAGGTATATGACAGCGACGGGGTATGGGTCTTTACGCTGGACGGAGGTACACTAAAGCCTGATCCCGGGTCTCCTTACCCGTATGCACACTTGGGGGAAACTGCGCTGAACTGGCAGCGGATACCGCTTATCCCCATAAAATACAACGATGAAACGCCTTTGCTTGAAAACGTGAGATCCCTGCAGGACGGCATCAATCTTATGATATCGGATTTTGAAAATAACTTGCAGGAGGACGCCAGAAACACAATAATAGTGCTGAAAAACTATGACGGTGAAAACTTGGGCGAATTCAGACGGAATTTAGCTACATACGGGGCTGTTAAGGTGAGGTCTGACGGAGAAAGCAGAGGCGGTGTTGACACATTACAGGTGACCGTCAATGCAGATAATTATAAAGCTATCCTGGATATTTTTAAAAAGGCTATTATCGAGAACGGCAAGGGCTTTGATTCTAAATCGGACAGACTGGGAACAAATCCTAATCAGATGAACATACAGTCAATGTACTCGGATATAGATCTGGATGCAAACGGCATGGAAACAGAGATGCAGGCTTCCTTTGATGATATGCTGTGGTTCGTAAACTGCCATCTGGCAAATACAGGTAAAGGAAATTACTTTGATGAGCCTGTAGATATTATATTCAACAGAGATATACTTATCAATGAATCCCAGGTCATTGAGGATATAAAAAATTCCGTGGGCATTTTGTCAAAGAAAACGCTTGTTGCCCAGCACCCTTATGTTGATGACATTGAGGAGGAATTGAAGAGGATAAAAGAGGAAGAACAAGAAGAGTATATGGACTATAACGCATTTGGAGACAAGTGAAAGGTGGTATCGTAATGAAAAAAGGTATTGATGTGAGCTTTGCACAGGGTAAAGTGGACTGGAAGGCTGTTAAGTCTACAGGCAAGGTGGATTTTGCCATAATCAGAGCGGGCTTTGGCAGGGAAACATCACAGGAAGACAGTCAGTTCAAAAACAACTATGCAGGCTGTAAGAGCAATAATATTCCCTGCGGTGTTTACTGGTTCAGCTACGCAGAAAGTGCAGAGGACGCTAAAAGAGAAGCTAAGGCGTGTATGGAGGTCATCGAGGGGAAAGAATTTGAATACCCTGTGTTCTTCGACCTTGAAGAAGGTTTCCAGTTTGACAGAGGAAAAAGTTTTTGTGATAGTCTGGTCAAAGCTTTCTGCGGCGAGCTGGAAGCAAACGGATACTTTGCAGGGCTTTACTGCTCCACAAGCTGGCTGAACAGCTGCATATCTCCCGATGTGGCTAAAAGGTATGCTCTCTGGGTAGCACAGTATTACGATGAATGCACATACAAGGCTGCGCCTGTGGGAATGTGGCAGTACAGCTCTGAGGGAAGTGTAAACGGTATCAATACAAACGTTGATATGGATGAATGCTATGTGGATTATCCGTCAATCATCAAATCCAAAGGGCTTAACGGATTCAAGAAAATAACTCTTGAGGGCGATCTGAACAAGGATGGAAAAGTCGATGTGAGAGATAAGGCATATGAGGAAGCGCACAAGCCGCAGCTGGACAAGTCGGGGTACATAAGAGGAGATAAGACAATAGGCACACTTGCATTGAAGGAAATGCTGCTGATCGCTAAACAGGTGGGAGTTAGCAGGTACGGTATGTACGAAAATCAAGAAATCGGAGACGGCACTATCACAGCTATCAACGCACTTCTCAGCAAGTGGGGCTATAAAAAAACAGGTATCGCAGGGGAAAATTTTATAAAAAAATTAGCTGGCGAGATCAGAAAGGCGGTAAAGTGATGGACGGAATAGGAAAAGTTTTCGGCTTGTTCTCAGCGTGGATATGTGCAGCTCTTTCATTCTGTTTTGGAAGTATGGATGGGCTTTTGATAGCGCTCGTAGCACTTATGGCTATAGACTATATCACGGGTGTAATAAAAGCAGGGGTCAATCATGATCTGTGCTCTGGGGTAGGCTTTAAGGGCATAGCTCGCAAGGTATTTATACTGGCACTGGTGGCAGTGGGGAACTTAGTCGATGTACATATTATAGGGGATGGAAGTCTGTGCAGGTCCCTTGTGATAGGGTTTTATGTGGCGAATGAGGCGTTATCTATAATTGAAAATGCTATCGGGTTGGGGCTGCCTGTGCCGAAAAAGTTGGTTGCTATTATAAGAGAATTGAAAGATAAGAATGATAAAGACGAATAGTTAAAATGAACCGCTCGGGATTTTAAATCTCGGGCGGTTGTTTTGTTATATATTCTCTGTAACAAATTTAACTATATCATAGTTTTTATCAAATATTTCTTTGTCTGACAACATTTCTTCCCTTGAAAACCATTTGAATTGCTTATCGCCTATACTAAAGCTATCTTTTATAATGTTATTATTAAAATTTCTGATATTGACCTGATATAAATTATGTTCATAGGTTTTGATTTTATTATTGCTTACAGAAAACTTTGTATGAGTATCTTTAGCTTTGAAATCAATTGATAATTCTGTAGGGTTTACCTCCAAATCAATCGAAAGGTGCTTTATTATGTTTTCTTTATCGTTGTCGGTCGTTTTATAGTGAGGGAATAAAAAGCATTTCCATTCGACATCATAAAAAAGCAAATATCGTTTGGGATACTCGTTAAAAGCATCCTTTACAGCTACAAGCGAATATCGGCTCTTGGGAATATCCATATTCTTAATATCGTTAAATAAGGTATCTGCACTTATAGAGTGTTTATTGACCTGAACCATATCATATATTCCTTTCAAAACAAATATCCCACCGAGAATGACAATGATCACCTTTAATATACTGGATTTGATGCTGTTACCCAAAATATCAAAACCATATAAACCATCAGTTATTATTGTTATTAAGCCTGATGCCGTTGTCAATAATCCATCAGTGTAAGATGTTTTTATATATTTATCGTTGCTATTTAATAGTATCTTTAATTTATCCTCATCTATATTAAGCATTCGCTCGCCTCCATTGGTTTTATTATAGCATAAAGAACAAATGATTGTCAATTAAAACGATGAATACAGTTCTATGCACGTTACTTACACGTTACTTACAAATAAGTTAAAAGTAAAAATATAAAGCCCATAACCTTCGTAGTTATGGGCTTTATATGGAGCTGTTTAACGGACTTGAACCGTCGACCTCTTCCTTACCAAAGAAAAGCGATGTCTCGTAACTACGCAAATACGTTATTTGAATGGCTATAAATTAGCCGTGATTTGCAACGGTTACTTACACAGTTACTTACAATTCCAAATTCTCGATAGACTTTTTAAGCTGTTCGAGCTGTTGATGAATGTAGTTCTCTGTGGTGGTCTTATAGTCTGTGTGACCCATCAGGCGGATGATATCCTCGGGCTTAGTATCCTTCGCCTGCAATCCTGTGGCGAAGGTGTGACGGGTACAGTGAGGTGTCCTGCGCTTGATACCAAGTTTTTCAAGGAGTGGAAAGTAGCGGTCGTCTTTGAAACGTCTATAGTGTGTCATACCGCCTTTGGTGTTTGGTATAAGATATTTGCTGTCTTTTTGTGCAAAATGCTTCACATATGGAAGTATTTTGCTGTGGATGGGTATTATCCTGTCCTTGCCTGCTTCGGTCTTCATGCCGCCGACGAAGTACGGGATATCATTTTCAAGGTGGACATTCTCTTTTGTGAGCTGAAAAAGCTCATTTATACGGAAACCAGTGTAGAAAAATATCATTATTATCATAGCTGTTTCGTCGTATTCTGCGGCGGCAGCTATTTTTTCTACCTCTTCGGGAGTGAACGGCTCTTTTTCTGCCTTCTCCATGGTAGGCATTACCAGAAATTTAGCATAATTCTGGGTTATCAGGTCTATCGACATGGCATACTGGCAGAGCTGACTATAAAGGTTTCTGATCTTCTCACAAGTGGCACGGCTCTTGCCGAGCTCGACAGCACTGTCAACCAGTTGCTGAACGTCAATAGCACGGATATCCTTGAATTTCTTGTCTTTTATTGGCTCAAAGAACTTAAACGCTGCGTTATAGTTTGAAACAGCACTCTTTGACAGCTCACGGAATTTTAAAGTTTTCCACTCATTGAATATCTGAGTGAGGGACAACCCGATATTATCTGTTACGCCTTTGGAAATAACGTCATTGAGGGCATTCAGAGCCTCAGTCTTTGTGGCGTAATATCCATAGTAGCTCTGCTTCTTGTTGCCTTCACTGTCGTATGTGGCAGGGAGTACGACTGCATAAGGCTTCGCCCTGTTGCCTGACAGCTTGTATACACTACCCTGCTTGTTGGCTCTCTTGCGGCTCCTGCGCTTCTCAGCGGTCTGTTTCTTGCCGCAGAAGTTGCAGAAGGTCGAGCCGTCGGGGATAGCTTTCTTGCATTTGATGCAGATCATAGGCAATCACTCCTTGGTCATATCGGCTATAATAGGGTCAAGAATATCCACAATGTTATCATATAATATGCTGTTTTGTCCATTAATTTCTTCATCCACAGTGATAGTATATACATCGTCGTATAGTTGGAAATAGTATACGCATTTCTTTTCGTTGTAAAAATCCGAATAATCACGATACGAAATAATAAATATATCGCAGTCCTTGATTTTTATAAAATCCGATACGTTAAAATGGTCTTTTTTCAATTTCTCAGCTTCTTTTTTCAAATCCAATTCGCTGTCTTTGCGAACGGAAACACTAATGTATGAGTAATCGTCATAGCAGGCAATGGAACATGAATCGTCACTTTCGGAAAATTTCCAGTCAGTGCGGACATTAAGTGTAATTCCCTCATAATCAAAAGGCTTATAATGGTGCGCTTCCTCTGCGTCGGGATCCCCTATGCTGTGGGCAAGATTGTCTCGAACCTCTGAAAGATCTGCATAAGTATATATGCCGTTATGCTCGTACTCAATTGAATTGTAGAGTATTTCAATATAATAAGATACCAGTCTGTCACCGCTCTTGTCTGAATTGTACCGCATACTTTTAGAATTATCACACAGTCCCTTGATCTTATAAGTTGCATCGCTATAGGACAGCTTGTTATCCATATACGCATCGGCAGCACGGATAGCACTCTCGGCGTAATTGTACATTTCCTCGGACAGATCGTCAGGGCGGTCGTTTCCGCAGGCGGTGAGGCAGCACGGTGCAAGCAACGCCGCAATTATTTTTTTATATTTCATTGCACACCCTCCTCAGAAATCACGCAGACTTTTGATCACTTTTCCACATATTTTTATCCTGTCATTCAAAGCGGATAGAGGGAAAATCATAGGCTTATATGCGGAATTATATGAAATGAACATAATTTCATTATCCGTCTTGTGATACTGCTTTATATACCCCAAATCTTCTGATTTGTCAACGAATACAACAACATCGCCGTTGCAGAGCTCTTTTTCCGTATCTACAATGGCAACATCTCCGCTGCGCAGTTCCGGGAGCATACTGTCGCCTTCGATGTCCACAGCAAAACAATGGTCCGCTTGTGCCTGACTATTAAAGAAATAACTATAGGTATCACAATCTTCGTCGGCAAACGTGCCTATCCCTGCAGATACACTATGATAATACTTGCAATTGTATACAGGTGGAAGAGGTTGGGCACTTATATCGACGGGTACAGCATTCCAGCCTGTGAAATAACTGCCTTCGGGAATGCCTTCTCTTTTCCCGTACTGTTCAACCATTTCGTTATATACACCTGATTTAGTGCATTGTTTTCGCCATTGATTTTGATTTAACAGCATAGCAATATACACATTAAGGTCAGGGTGATCTAACTTAAAACTATATGCTTCAATACTCCGAGAGAACAGAGCTTTAAATATGATTATATACTTATCAACTATTTCTTTATTGCTTAAACCGCCTTTTTCGAGAGCATTCCTTGCCTCTGCTTTTTCTTTTTCCCGTTTGCGTGGTTCCCAAAAAAATCCATATTTTTTTATTGCAAATTGAAGACGTTCATCGATCAATAGATAGTCTGTAGATACATCGAGAAAATCAGCGATTTTTTCGATGTATTTTTTATATGATTGGCTTTTTCCTTTTTTCCATTGAGAAAATGTGCTCTTATCAATTCCTAAATAATCGGTGAGATCCTTTTGTGACAAATCCAATTCATCAAGTTGCATAATTATTCTATCCACAATTGACATAAAATCAACTCCTTTTTGTAACATTGCACAAAGTTGAGAAAATAACAACATTTCTATTGACAATTGAGACTTTATCAACTATAATATTATTGTGGGTTGATAAAACGTCAATTTTCAATAACATTGAAAAGTTTATGATATTTAAACCGTTTACATATATAATATCATATTTTATCAACTATGTCAACACGTTTATAGAAATGGAGGTGATAAATTTTGTTTGACGAATTTAGACAAAGTGCTAAAAAAATGATAAAAGGCAAAGGATTGACATATGCACAAATAGCAAAATCATCAAAAGATTTGCAGGAAAGCACTATAAAATGCTTTATGTGCGGTGCGAACGACAGCAGGCGTGTTGCTGAAAAAATTGCTGATGCTCTCGGCATGGAGTTACTATATAGCAACGGCGTCTATAAACTTAAAAAAAGAGGTGAATGAAGATGGTGAAAAATGACTTGAAGCTGTTTCACGAAGCGTATGAAACTATAACAAAAGAAGCCGTACCAAAGGATGCAGCCTTTAGCACGGCGGAGAAGGCGTTTATAATAGCCGCCTATCAGCTTCTCAAGAGAAAAAGCATTAAATCTTAATTCCCTGTTTTGCAAGCTCTTTTGAAAGCTCGTTGTGATAAATTTCCAAAAGGTAACAACCATAATCCATGAGAAGCTTGTTATGCTCAGCTAAATCGTTCAGCTTCTCATCTTCAATTACAAGAAAATTACTCTTTTTACCTTCGGATATATCATTTGCAACTTTCTTAGATGCTTCAAGCGCTATTTTTGAAAAATCCATAATTTCACCTCCTTTCTGTTTTTAATTATAGCAGAAAACAGGTGAAGACGCAAGGAAAGGAGTGAACCATGACACCAAGGCAGGAGCTTGAAAAACTGAGAGAACTGGGCTTTGACCCGATAAAGCCGTTTAAACTGAATGAAATGTCAAAGACGGCTGCCAAGATCGTAAACCTTTTGACGAACAATAAGTCCTTTGTCTCGTACAGCTATGAGGATATGAAAACTATACTGGAGATCGTCAGCTTTACGATAGACGAGGGCAAGGGAAAAGAAATGGGGTGACATTATGACCGTAACGGAAATGCTGAAAACCATGACAGCCGATGAGGTCGCTGCCGCAAAGCCGACACTCAGCGTCAAGGAGCTATACGAAGATCTTCGCACTCATGTCGAAAGAACATCAGAGGTGAAGATCAGGAAGAATATTCTCCACGGCAATTATCCTTTCGCTGTGGGTTATCACGACACCACGACCCAGTGCGAGATATACACAAAGCCGTACATCAAGTGGCTTGGCGAGATGTTCGTGCTGGAGAAGGGTACATGAAGATGCAAAGCCCTTGCATTGATTGCAGGGAGCGTGCCACAGGCTGCCACAGCAGGTGCTTTAAGTATACGCTCTATCAGGTGGCACTTCGGCAGCACAAGAAGAAAGTGAGCCAGTACTGGCATGAGCACGGCTTCGACCCTGTCATTAGCGACAGAAACAGGTATTTGCGGGAAATGCTCCGCAGGAAAGGAAAGTAAAATATGAATAAACAGGAAATTTTAAGAAAGCTGGACGAAATAAAGGCACTGTTGACAGAGGAACAGGAGCGAGAAGAAGCAAGACCCGAATTTATCAATGATCTGTATAGTTGGGATGAGCTGCAGAGCATTGCGCAGTCAGGGAAAGCAACTGAGAAGATAGCTATTGGCGATAGGCTCGAAGTCTACAGGAACGGGAAGCAAATCATCTTTGATGTTGTAAAGATAACACCAAACAAGATATACCTTATGACACATTACTTGATAGCTCAGATGCCCTTTGATGCACCTGAGCCTAAAAATCCAAATGCAGACATTGCACGTTATGGTTCAAACAACTATTTGGGTTCTTCAATACGTCAGTGGCTTAATTCAAGTAGATTGCATGGTGACTGGTGGGAGAAGAAAACAGAGTATGATGAACCGATAGGATGTAAAGATTTTCTGAACGGTTTTATGCTTGGCATGGATGATTGGTTTATTGATACTCTTTTATCTGACGAAAATGGCGACAAGTTTTTCCTGCCGTCAGAGGAAGAAATAAAAGAGTGGTTTCCGAAACAAGAAGACAGAGCCAAAACATACGAGAGCGGTGAAAAAGATTGGTACTGGCTCCGCACTCCCGGCTCGGGCAACTCTGATATTGTCCGTAGTGTGAACACATCGGGTACGTTGGACTGCGACACTGCGTACAACAGCGATGGCGTGGCTCCGGCTTGCATAATCGGTAATCTTTAAAATCCGCCCCGACAGGGGCAAGGAGGAAGGGACGTAGGCGAAAGCTGAAAGCAATGTGGATGAAAACCAAATAAGGAGGAAAAAAATGACATACAGCAAGAGAGAACGAAATACGGCCGAGATGTTCGAGCCGTTTGTGGAAACGATGAAGCAGTTCGTCAAAGATGAAAACCTGAGCAATACGAAACTTTCGGAAGCTTTGGGGCAGGATCAGACCTACATATCAACAGCTCTTATGACCAGGCTTAAAAACAATAAAAACCCTGTCATGAACTGCATAGAAGCGATAGCCGATTATTTTGACGCAGGTATCGTTTACAAGAACGGCTACTACTACATGGCAAAGCTCCCGGAAGGTGTGAGCTGATGTACGAGGAGTTTATGAAGACCTTTCGGGAGTTAGTCAGAGAGGACGGCATCGACTATCAGCAGTTATCCCACAAGCTTGGGTATGAGGGCAAGTATGTTGCTTACCGCATGGATGAATTAGCGAAAACGGGACGTATTTTCGCAGGTTTTCTTGAAGAGATAGCCGACTACTTCGGGGCAGGACTTGTGTACACACAAGGCAAGTACTACTTGGTAAAGAATGCGGCACCGAGAAAGATCTTCAAGGAATATGTTGAAAAGCTCCCGAAGCAAAGGAAACGGAAAGGAGTTAAGAAGGAGGAGAAAGTATGAGATCAGCACTACTTTACAAATATGGCGATATTGCCTACT